ATGCAAACCTATATGATGACCATTCCGAGGACCGTGAGCAAGCGCGCCCTCCGGATCATGATCGAAAAGAACGACTGCAAAAAATGGACAATTGGAAAGGAGAAGGGAAAAAATGGATACGAACACTGGCAGATCCGGATCGAAACAAGCAACGACGATTTCTTCGAGTGGATGCAGGATCACATCCCAACCGCACACATTGAAAAATCCGACTCCGGAGTGGATGAGTGCAGATACGAAACCAAGGAAGGACAATACGTCACGTATTCAGACCGTGTTCAAAATCTGATGCAGAGGTATGGCGCCTTCAGACCGAACCAGAAACGGGCCATGCAGGCCCTAGAAGCGACGAACGACCGTCAGGTAGTGGTATGGTACGACGAGACGGGAAACGTCGGTAAATCGTGGTTTACGGGGGCATTGTGGGAACGTGGCCTAGCATACGTCACACCGCCGACAATCGACACGGTGAAGGGTCTGATCCAATGGGTCGCATCCTGCTACATAGACGGGGGATGGAGACCATACGTGATCATCGACGTACCGAGATCGTGGAAGTGGTCGGAACAACTGTACAGTGCGATCGAGAGCATAAAGGACGGCCTGATCTACGACACCCGGTATCATTCGAGAATGATCAACATAAGAGGGGTAAAGGTTCTGGTGATGACAAACACCATGCCGAAACTAGACAAGCTCTCCAAAGACAGGTGGTGTATATGCACATTCTGAGGAGGCCGAGGGGGCTCCTTTTCGTAACACTAGCGGAGCCCCTTCTATACCCCTTTAGGGGTATAGGGGGGTGGAGGAAAGACCCCTACGCTGAGAACGTTCCACTGGGGAGGCTCCGCCTATTCGGGGGCCCTTACCCCACAGAAGACAAAGGTTACTTGCCGGTAAATTAGCAACAAAAAGGAAGAGGTTTAACCGGAGAATTACCCCGATGTTTACGGTTCTTTGTGATATTCGATCCGTGCATCCAACCAATCACGGACCTTGATCATGATTTTCATGATTACCTTCATCAAAACACTCCATCGGTGGTTTTCGCAATCGTTCCATTCTCCACATCGAGGGAGGCACTAGAGAGGGAAGCACCGCCGGAGGGATCAGGGATGGTTTCAGTGTAGACGAGCCTTGCTCCATCGGGAGAGTAGGTGAGCGCGGTACTGAAGTCCTTGAACTCGAAGTAGTGGTTGATGATCAGCCTGAAGTACATTTCCTGAGTGTACGAGGGAGGGAGGATGAAAACACCCATCATGATCTTCGGAATGTACGAGTAGGACAGGAACCAATCGATATTGGTGGATCCATTAGGAACATTGATAGGAGCGGCGAACTGGGTAGTGTTCAGCCATCCGAGAGGCCTAAGACCGGAAGTGAACATCTGACGAGGAACAACAGAGACAGCCTCAGCTCCGCTAACCTCAGCGATATTTCCGATAGCACCCTGACCGATGCGATTATCTCCGAGGATCTGACCGACACCATCCGAGGCCATATCGTAATGGTTGGAGGCATTGTCATACTCGACTCCGGAATCGGACGGGAGCATAGCATGATTGAGTACAACCGGATGAACCATGGGACGGAGATTAACCTTGGCACCGCTCTGGATCCCGAACTTTTTGAAAGAAGGATCGCACAGTGCAGAGTAGTACGCATTCTCAGATCCCCATGAAGAGATCGAAAACTGGTCACGGATCTCCTTGACAGAGGCACCATCCACCATCTCAGCGGTTGAGGTGTTGTAGATCAGATTCAGGGCCTCATTCAGTGATTCACCGTGGGCACCATGAAACAGGATCGGGTTCAGCATATCGCGAGGATCGATGGTAAGGGCACCAGCCTCGAACGAAACCTGGAGAGGATCTGCGGGAAGCTGAGCAGCAGGAACCATGGTCACAGTGCATCCACTGTAGCGGTATTTCCTGAACTGTCTGAAGAATCCGCCGAGCATTTCCTGAACCTTGTTACCGGTAGGAGAGTGGACACCGAGGATAGTAGTTTTACCAGCCTGAGTACCGAAATCGTAGATCTCCTGATATCTCGCTTTTACATAATTAGTTGCCATTTTTATCACCTTTTTCTATAGATCGCATTAAGTCCATAAGCGCCAGATACACCCACACCAGCACCAGCACGATACTGAGAGGCAATAGCATTGGCCCTAGAGGTACGAGCACCATACAGAGCACTAAGATTGTACTCAGCACCTGAGCGCATAGGATACCTAGGACGAAAACCCGTGTTCTTGTAGTAATCGGCCCAATATCTTCTATTTTCCGCATTGTAACGCCTTGAATAATCCGAGACATAATCGGACTGTCTGATCTGAGCGCGGGTAGTCTTCTGATTGAGAACGTAGTTGAGAATGGAAGAACCGGCCATCGCACCGGCAACGACGATAACCGGAGCAACCATCAGTAGCGCCTCCTTCTATAGTACCTGCGACCGTAAGTCCTTCTTCCGTAGCTTCTGCGCCTTCTGTAGTATGCCATAACCAACATAACTCCTTTTTGTTATAGTCGTAAACGACGTAAGGTAATCTATTGCGCCGTTATAAATTGCTTTCGCAATACGGCGTTT